GGATAAGATTAATTCGCAATCACGTCACGGCAAAAGCACAATTTTACTTGCGCAATTGTCGCTCGAAATTTAGTTCGTGATTGATGTACGTGTCAGTGTACAGTATCGATTCGTTCGTGTCGATTGTTTTTACGAAATCGTTATACTGTTTAACGGTATCATTAAATACGTCTTCGCCGTGCTGGTGTAATTCTATGCCAAACGATCCAAAATGTTCTTTCAGCATGTCCTCGGGGGATCCACATCCTTGACGAATGCGAACCCAGTTCATTTGTTTTGTAATAGATGCGTAATCCAAAGGAGATAGCACCTTCCAGAGTGTTTTGGGCACAAACTTCCGCTTCAGATAAGTAACGTCGGTAAGCGCCTCATAGTCGAAATCAGCTCTGTCGGACTTGATTGAGTCTGTGTATCCGATCAGATGTTTGTCCATAACCTTTTTGTAATTTCGAAAATTGAACCATGGCATGCGGTCGCTTACAGAGATAACATGATCGTCGCCATAAAACGTTTCTTCCACATTTTCTTCAATGTCCTGTGGTGAGATGTCGATGTCTTCAGCTTCGGCCAACTCAAAGATCGCGCACAACATGTAGCCCCAGTTGCAAAGTGAATTGAACGGAGCTGTGATGGGCACGCCACTCGGTAAGCCTTGGCTGGTCGGATAGATCTTGTTCGCGACGTTGACCCTCATGTTGATAAGTGTCTCAATGATGGCCATTCGAATTCGATTTCCTTCTGGATCATCTCCATACCACGAACATGTAGCTCTGCCAATCATTCTTTGCACATCGGGCATGAGTTTTCCGTCCCAGTCCTTGTAATCGCCAGCAATGATATTCTTGTGCTTGTTCAATCTGTTGTAGAGTCTTGCCCACTCGAATCCAAAAGTCGTTAATCCAGGTGCGATGGGTCCATCCACACAATTAGCCTGCAATGCCGCAATAAATGCGCCAAAATACATTCTGACCAAAAGCGTGAAGTGCAACGGTAACGTCTCAAAAGTCCGAGTCTTGCCAATTC